TGCACTGGTTAGGTCGAAAGAACTTCGCACTAGAGCATTCGGCCGAGCGCATTAAGATCTATTCAAAACAAAAATTTAACTATAAAATATATGAGATAGAATTAAAATGAAACCAGATGTAAGACAAATAGTATTAAGCAATGGACAAGAAGTATTATGTGAAGTAGTACAATGGCCAGATCTAGATATAGATGAACAAGAAGTAATGATTATAAGAAAGGCCGCAAAGATAATAATCCAAGAGAACTTTGAACAAGGAACTCGATGGTTTACATTCAGGCCATTTATGACATATCAAGATGATACTTCATCTTTATGTTCTCTGATGCCTTATCATATTATTACGATAGGACATCCAAGTGAAACACTTCGTAATCAGTATAAGAAATATTTAAAACTATTGGCTACAGAAGAAAACGTAGATAAAGCTGAAGATCCATTTCAATATTTTCAAGTCGGAGATTCTGATATGCCGCCTGATAATATTCTTCAGTTTAAAATCGATAAAAATAAACTTAACTAGATCTATGCATATCAAGCGTAGTACAGTGATGGCCACCAGCTAAGAATTTACAATGAGGTAATTTTACTTGATGACACATAATATTATGTTTACGTAGTTCTTCTATTAGAAACGTTTGATCAGGATCACATACAACTACGTGTTCATTAATAGAAAATACATTGAGATATATAGATCTCGATCCCATCATCCCATCTTGAAAGTCAAATAAATCATTAGGATGTATCCATATTTTATCCCACGATTTCATAAACGAAGGTACATGCTCTTCAGTCATACGAGCTGCATTGAGCAATACCAATCCTTCTCTCAGCGGAATAATAGTAGTATCTAAATGATGGCCAGGATATACATCGCTACCAATCAAATGAATATTATATTCTTTACCAAGAAAGTCTTTTAGCCAGTTTGCACCTTCAATATTACCGCCGTGAGAAACTAGATATATAATATCACGATTACAACGAATAACTTGTGCAGCATCAAAATGAGCAGCAGGATCATCGCACAAAGTATAATTAGGAAATAAATGTTTATATGCATCCCATTCAATACGACGTTTTTCCCAACCACATGGAGTAAATATGACTTTATCACCTATAATTAAAACAGTATCACGTGGAGAGTATGCGCCGTATGCATTGAGTTTAACATAATCTATTTCAACTGGTCTATGTACAACTACATCAAAACGTTGTAGAATAGACTTATAATATTGTAAAGCTACTTCAGTTTCTCCTATTACATTATGACTTACAGGACCACCAAAATCCCAACCCATAGTTTCATAAGCATCCATAAAAACCGGATCATCAGTAGACCAATTAAATCTCTTACTCGATCCGAGAATAACTTCTTTAAGTGGCGACCATTCATTATCGCTTTGAATCATATACTGCCCCTTTCAAAAGCCCTGCTTTATTATACTACTATCTATTCACCTTGTACACGGTTAATTTCATAAAAAATGAAAAAAAATCTGTTTACATTCCCTCAGCGTTGTGTTATAATATACTCAACAAGATATACTAGGAACCAAAATGGCAAAAATAAAACCAAAGGATAAACCTCATTATGTTAATAACAAAGACTTCTCTTGGGCAGTCGTAGACTACTGTAAGTTAGTCGCAGTAGCAAAAGAAAAAACAGAACAATTACCAGTTGTAACAGACTATATTGCTATGTGTTTTCTTCGTATTGCTGAAGGTTTATCACATAAATCAAACTTTGTACGATATACATACCGTGAAGAAATGGTAATGGATGCCGTTGAAAACTGTTTGAAAGCAATCGAAAACTATAATATTGAAGCAGCTACACGTACAGGTAAACCGAATGCATTCGCTTACTTTACACAGATATCATGGTATGCTTTCCTTCGACGTATCGCAAAAGAAAAGAAACAACAAGATATTAAAATGAAGTTTATAGCACAGTCTACTATCGAAGACTTTACAGAAGTTGAAGCAGGCGGTGTGGCTGAAAACGTAGGACAACATTTCGTAGATACTCTTAAATCTAGAATCGATACGATTAAAGTAAAAGATACCGAGATGAAAGAGATAGTAAAAGCAGAACGTAAGAAAGCAAAGAGTAGAGCAGTAGCTAACTCTGGTGATAGTGATTTAAGTGAGATTTTAGGATGAAAACATATTTGTTAGTAATAGCAATGATTGGCATAACAGAAGACGATGATCGTGTGTATATAGGAAGTCAAATGGTTTTAAACCAAGAGATGACATTAGAGCAATGCGAGTTTATGGCAGACCCAGAGCAATGGACTAAATGGTGGGGAAATATATATTATGAGATGGATATAAGCTGTCATGAAAAGGGTACAGCACTTAAATGAAAATATGTATATTAAATGATACTCATTGTGGTACTCGTAATTCATCTGAAATATTCCTAGATAACGCAGATACTTTCTATAAAGAAACGTTGTTTCCATATCTACTCGAACATGATATCAAACATATCGTACATCTTGGCGATTACTTTGATAATCGTAAGTTTATAAACTTTAAAGCACTCAATCGTAATAGACATTCATTTCTTGCAAAGCTCAGAGAATATGGTATTACTATGGATATTATTCCTGGTAACCATGATACATTCTATAAGAATACAAATGATTTAAATAGTTTAAAAGAATTACTTGGTCATTATATGAATGAAGTAAACATTGTAATGAAGCCAACAGTCATGGACTTTGATGGATTTAAAATGGGATTGATACCGTGGATTACACCAGAGAATAATGATGAATCAATGGATTTTATTAATAACTGTAAAGCAGACTGGATTGGTGCACACCTTGAACTAGGTGGATTTGATATGATGAGAGGTATACAAAATCATGGTGGCATGGATCATAGAATATTTAGTCGGTTTGAACGCGTTTTATCTGGCCACTATCATACTAAATCTACAAGAGATAATATAACATATCTTGGTACACAGCTGGAGCTATTCTGGTCAGATGCTCATGATCCTAAGTTCTTTCATATACTAGATACAGAAACACGTGAGCTAACAGCTATACAAAATAATCATACTTTATTTCATAAAATAGTGTACAATGACACGGAAATAGATTATAATAACTATGATGTATCACAGTGCGATAATAAATTTATTAAGATTGTCGTAATAACAAAGAAAGATCTGTATACATTTGATAGGTTCGTCGACAGAATACAAGACAGACCTATACACGAATTAAAGATTGCCGAGAACTTTGACGAGTTTCTTGGTACAAATGTCGATGACGAAGCCGTATCAGTAGAAGATACTGGCGAACTCCTTGACAGTTACATTGACGCTACGGATACGGTCCTTGACAAAGATAAGTTAAAGACTAGTATGCGTAACCTACTAACAGAAGCACAGGCGCTAGAAGTTGCATGATAATATTTACTAAACTAAGATACAAAAACTTTTTATCTTCAGGTAATAAATTTACAAATATCGATCTTAATCGTAGTTCATCTACACTCATTGTAGGTGCTAACGGTTCAGGTAAGTCTACACTACTAGATGCCATGTCGTTTGCCTTGTTCGGTAAGCCTCATCGTAACATTAATAAGCCACAACTTGTGAACACGATTAACAATAAAGAATGTGTTGTTGAGATAGAATTTACTATCGGAAAAGCTAACTTTAGAGTAAAACGTGGGATCAAGCCCCAACTCTTTGAGATATGGAAAGACGATTCTATGATGAATCAATCTTCTCATGCCAAGGAGTACCAGAAGATCCTCGAACAAAATATCGTCAAATTGAATCATAAGTCGTTTCATCAGATTGTTGTACTTGGCAGTAGCAGTTTTATTCCTTTCATGCAGTTGCCTGCGCAGCACAGGCGTGACGTTATTGAGGATCTTCTGGACATTAATATATTCTCAAAGATGAATACCATTGTAAAAGATCGTAATACAGTTTTGAGAGAAACTCTAAAAGATATTGATTATAACTTAGGGTTTACAAAAGAAAAAATAGAACTACAGCGTAAGTACATACGTGAGATCGGTGCTCTAAATCAAGAGAGCGCAAAGAACATTAATCAAAAGATCGATACATATCGTGCTCAGATAGCAGAGATGCAGTTGGCCAACTTTGATGATACTACAAAGATAGAAGGTTTACAAGAAGGACTGTCCGAAGATCTAAATAAGCTACATGATAAGAAACAAACATTAGCACAATATCAACATCAGTTTAAAACACAGACATCTGTTATTGTAAAAGAAACTAAGTTTTATGAAGATAATACTCAGTGCCCTACATGCGATCAGGATATAGCAGAAGATGTACGTAATACTAAACTATCTGATGCAGCAGCTAAAGCAAAAGAACTACAGATTGCAATGGATAAAGCAAGTGAAGAGATGCTTAGAACAACTTCTGCAATTGAGTTACTAGATAATAAAGCTAGAGAAATAAGAGAACGTAATGCAGATATCTTAGCTAATAATAAATCTATTGCCATGCTACAAAAACAAATGGATGATGGTGATGCTGAGTTAACAAAGCTTAATGATAAGACTTCTGATACTGCTAAAGCAAATAACGAATTAGTTGAACTTATAGAAAAAAGAGATACGTATACCGAAGAAAGATTAAAGCATAACGAAGACTATTCGTATAATAACGTAATGTCAGAGATGCTAAGAGATACAGGTATTAAGACAAAGGTAATCAAAGAATACTTGCCTATTA